GAAAAATGATGGTTTTGTATATTGCGATGGAATGGTTTTGACCAATTTCGTTTCTAAAAGAAATGACCACATTTTAATGTTTGGAACATGGTTCGATACTGAGGCATCTGGTCATGGAAATGAGCGCAGAATTTTTGGTGATGAAGTCGAGAAGTGGCAAGAAGGCTTAGATCATAAATCCTTTAAGCTTGGCGACTTGATGCTAATTCACCATTTCAAAAAAACAGAATGGAACAATCGACCATTTGAAATGTTTGAGAGAGTTCAGAAAGTAAAGAGCCGCCTCAAATATGACTTCGAAGCGGCTCAGAAAAATATCATGAGAAAGTTTGATTAGTCCCAATAAACAGAAATCTTTTCATCCATAAACTGATGACCACATGCAATGAATGTTGACTTGTACCAGTCGCGGAAAGTTTCATCGTCAATCTTAACTTCTGAAAAATAACGGCGCAGAGATTTTTCATCATCTGCGCTGAGTTCGATTGATGTTTCTATTTTGATTTTCACTTCTTCACCCTGTCATGTTGACTGAGCGAACTTCATACCCAGCTTTTTCAACTGTTGAGCGAGCTTGGGCGCGGTTGTTGGCTTCCACTTCCACGGTGTCGCAAGTGTGATATTTACCGTCTTTGTAAACAGAAACCTCAACATCGTAAGAGTGCTTTGAATTTTCCATCAAGATTGTTTCTAGTGCCATTCTCTCACCCCCATCCATAGACTTCGAACTGACGCACATCTGAGAGCGTAGTATCTGGGTCAACTTCGATTTTTTCAACTGAATAAGTGTCAGTCGGTTCTTTGTTGAATTGCTCGCAAACGGTGCGGTGTGTTTTGACGTAGAAGTGCATGTCATTTATGGCCTCTCCCAAATCGGCATAGGCTTCCATTGCCTTTGGCTCATCAGGGTTGCCGCCATTGATGCGAATTTCTGCCGCTAATGCTGGGCTGAACTTTTCGAGTTTCTTCAAGATATAAAAGGTTTTCATTTCCATTTCAGCTTCTCCCTTACGCTGCAATTTTGTGGATGAATTTGGTTGTGCCTGTGCGCTGAGTGCCGCGCATTGACTTGCCCATCAGGCCAGCCTTTTTCTTGGCGATCTTGTATGCGCGGCTGTGCTTGCGCGAGAAATCAGAAAGACCGACTTCGTGGACGATGGCTCTCATCTTGGGTGAAAGCTCATCGACGATTGACATTTTGCGTTGGGCTGAGAGTTTGATCGCTTCCATTAGTTTGCTTCCTCAAATGATAAGCCCACAAAATCCTCTGCGGCTAATGGCATTTCCTCATCCACTACAGCGTTGATTTGAGCCATAGTGAAAGAAA